TTGGTGAAACAGCCCAAGCAGCATTCAAAGCAATCGTTGCTGCTTCCCATGCCCAAGTTGCTGCAGTCGCTATTCCCATCGCTATTGCTTTAGCACGCATAACCACTGCCATTACCCGCTCTTTTAGTATGAGAATATTTAACCACATATCCTGAGCCTTCAGTACCAGCGTATTCCATTTACTCGCAATTGTCAAAGCTGTAATAGCCGCAACCAATCCTAAAACAACAGGATCCGCATCACCAATTCCGTCAACAAGCCATGTAATTACGTCTGCAGCATATCCACCAACCCAACCTAAGAACTGAAGTGCTGGTGATAATACTGCAGCAATAGCTCCACCCAATTTGATTGCCAAGCGCTGAGCGTTTGACCAAAGTACTGCCAACCTGTCTGCAGGAGAAGCTGCGTTTTTCAATGCTGCATCCGTTTCACCTGCAGAGTTCTTTACTGCTTGCATTGATTCGTTCAGCTTGTTCATGTCAGATGTAAGAACGATAAATGCCGATCTGGCTTCTTTGTCAACCAACCCCATTTTTTCCAGGAACGAAGATTTCTCTTCATTGCTCATTGAAGACATCTTTCGTTTTAGATCGCCAAATATTGCAGTCATTGAACGAATCGATCCACTCTCATCAAAAATATTTACACCCTCCTTTTTTAGATTATTACGAACATCCGATTTTGCCATTGCGGAAAATGCGTTCTCCATCAATACAGTTGATCTCTCCGCGCTTTGACCCTTTCCTGTCATGTAAGCAAACAACCCCGCAACCTCCTTGTATTTTATTCCCAAGGCATCTCCGGAAGCAATCAACGTAGGCATATAATTGGCAAAGTCTTTGAACTCACCTGCACCAACACGTTTAGCAGCAAAAAAAGTATCTAGGACCTGTTGAGCATTTGCATTCTCTTTTCCAATAATTGAAAGCGATTGCGCCAGCGCCGAGGATACAACTGTATTCTCTGTGAATCCGGCTTTCGAGCCTTTTAAAGAGGTTTTAAGAATGTCGGTTGAAAGCGCCACATCACCTGTTTGCGATATGATACTTTCGAATGTTTGTGGAATGGAACTCCAATCTGAAACTAAGGTTGGATCAATTGAGAGCAACTCATTTTTTAGAGCTTTCAATTTGGAAGGTGCTAATTGAGCCGTGGTGTTAATGGCCGCCATTCCTTTGTCAAAATCGTATGCCATTTTAGTAGAAGCAAACATCGCTCCACCAACTGCAACTAAAGGATTTGTTACAACTCCAATTCCGGGAATTTGAGAAAACGATTCCTTTAATTTACTTCCCCAACCACCGGAAGTATTTTCCAAACGGGCTATTTGCCTTTCCAAAGAACTGATTTCTTTGTTGTATAGCTTTATATCCCGGATATTGTTTTCAGGTATCCACTCCTTTTCATCACGCAACAATTGAAGCTTTTGACGAAGCGATCCTAAAGAATTACCCATTGCTCCTAAGAGCTTATTGGTGTCATTGGTTTGTTTTTGAAGTTTAGCAAATTTTGATAGAGCTACATCACTATTAATGGCAATCTTGCCCAACTTTGCGGACAAGTTCTCATTAAGGGAAAGTGTATATTGTAGAAAATCTGCCATTGCTCAATCATTGTTTGGTGGTTAGGTTTGACCTTTTGCTTGTTTAGCTTCCTGGATTCGTGCATACTCTAATTCACGAACCCGTGCTGCCCATTCTTCGTCGGAAAGCGAGTCAGGATCAGATACATTCAAATACATCCGAATCTGTGTATTCAGGATTCGGATGTAGTCTCCTTCTTGAACCTCGGCAGCGATTAAAGCTTTTCCAGTTCCGCCTCCTTTATATCAATCATCTGATTGACGTATCGACCCGCACCCAAGAAGTATTTATCCTGGGTTTTAATGATCGGATTACCGCCCAACCAACAGGTGTTGATAATCGTTTCATTGAATCGGATATCACTTCCTACTGATGCAACCATTTGTGCTGCAGCAAGGGTTTTTCTGTCCGGCGGTCTCAAATAGCATTTCACTTCAGGTGAAATCACCTTTTTGATCTGCATTGGATTGGTTTCATCCGTATCTCCTTCTTGAGGTGTCCTTTCCGGATCATATTCGGGGTTATCAACCCATTCATATTCCTCCGGGAACTTGATACAGAAAACATCGCCGTACTTGTTTTTCCACCCCTCAATATCTTCAGGAGTTGGATTCTCTGGATAAGTGTTTGCCATTTGTGTCAATTATTTGATTAAACCTGGTTCTCTACACGAAGCATCAAGAACGGCAGTTTAATAGGAATGAACTTATCTCCCTGCTTGGTGTCTTTACCTGCTTCAGTAAATTGAATTCCGGTAAGTCTATCAGTGATGATAGCGTCTGGTGGATTTCCGTAACTAACAATCGCATCAACAGAAAGTCCTAAGACAGATTTACCTTGAGCTGCAGCAACCATAGATTCATAATCGCTTTGCAAAATTTCAATCTCTCCCTCGAAAGCAATGTTTCCAGTTTGAATTGTGTGAGGCAGACGGCCTTTGGCGTAAATCGCCTCCTTTTCTCCTTTTTCCGTGTATTTTACGGCTCGGATACCCGTAATATCAATTCCACCTACAATGAGGGTGATATCAGCCCATGCGTATTCGCGTGAATTAAATGCCATGATTAATTAGCGTTAAATGGAACAAAACCAATTGGAACCTCAATCAAATTGGCATAACCTTTTGGCTTAACCTGGAAGGCAATGAATTTGATTTTGTTTGTTGTACCTGTTGGGTACGTTAGATCGATCTTACAAACACAACCTTTGTCCGTAGTGTTTGTTGGATCCACGCTCAACTCACCGTTAAGCGCCATGTTTGTGTAAATTGAACTGATCACGTTCTGTTCGATTTGTTTCGCATAGATTGGATCAATAGTTCCGGAAGAGGTTAAAGGGAAATCCTCTAATAGTTCTTCGTTCACTTGAACAAATCCAAGGCGGTAAGCTTTATCGATCGTACGTCTGCGGGTCAAATTACCGTAATCATCTGTTGGATCACAAGCCATCGGTGTATCTGTAATGTAATATCCCGACGATTTCAAGTGCATTCGGAACGTGATGAATCCCAAATCATGAAGCATTTCAACGTCAAACAGTTCTACAGGAGTGTCAACGATGTAAACAGTCTCATCATAAAGTGGTCCGGATTTTTTACGACCGGCATTCGTAGACACTTTATTAACAGCAAGTCGTCCGGCCAATTTACCAAGTGACGCACCTTTTGCAGATGTCAATCCAGAACGTTTCTCTGTGTTACCGATAACAACCGCTACACGATTGTTAGTCATTTCCTGCAACGTTACCAAATCATCAGTACCGTTGTAGTTGTAACCTTCGGTAATAACCGATACAGGAGCTGCTTTGGCAGTTGTATAGTTAGTACAAAATGTTTGTGCTGCAGTAATCGTTTCCCAAACATCCTCATCAACTCCGTCTTCCGTCGTTAATGTAACAGTATTGTCTGGGTTCCAGCAAGTGAAAATCAACGAGATTTCACCGTTTGCGGCATCACACATTTTTCGAACAGGTTCGATGCCGGATACACCAGGCTTAAACTGATCAGACATCAATTCAGTTCGCGCAATTGGAAAAATCCACAACTTGTTCCCTTCTCCAGCTGCTGCATAGAAGTCGGTAAGGAACTTATAGAAAAAATGGTTTTCTACCGTGTCAAGAATTCCTAATGCAGTACAATCAGCCAATGTTTTAACTGAATACACTTCACCAATTGTAAGCGAAGGATTATCGTCCGCACTTACAACTAAACCGAAAATTCCATCTTCAGTTCCTTCAACCAATGCAAGGTTTCCGTTTTGAAACGGAAGTTCAACTTTTGGAAGTCCCATTTTATTCTTCTATTACGGTGAATTTCGCTTCAATAGCGTTCAACACCTGGTTCAAAATTTCCTCTTTATCGTCACCTTCAAGGGTCAACTCTAAGTTATCCTTAGCGTATTTCTTTAAGGTTTCGATATCCAATTCCTTCACTGCAGCAATTGCTTCATCTTTTTCTTTAGATGAATTGTCGCTATCAGTGGCATACTTTGCTTCGATTCCTTTCAATACTTCAGCTAACAACTGAGCTTTTGTAGGCTCCATTGTCAACGTCATATTTAATTCATCTGCAGCAAACTTTACAAGACCTTCTTTGCTAAGTCCTTTTACCAATTTGGTATCGGCAGTTTTGGGATCTTCAACAACTTTAAGGTTTGTGCTTTCCTTCTCATCTGATCCAGCGGGTCTCGTGATGTGTTGCACATTTTTGTCATCAAGGTTTTTCGCGTGATTTTTCGCGTGATTTTCTTGATAGAAGCATTTCCCGTCTGCTGTTTTGTAACATTCCTTCAGTCCAGGATTCTTTTTAAACACTTTTTCCATGTTGTTAATTTTTAGGCCAGTATTTCCTGATAAGGAGAAAAACAAAGACCAGGGTTGCTATAATGAAAAGTCTACCGAGCCACATTTGGATTTTTTCAAAAGTGGTCAGATTATGCTCCATGTACTTAGGGGGTTGGGTGATTGTAGTTTTAGAGACCGAATCAGTATAATACTCCCTCCATTGAGCAAACATTTGTTCTGCCTGAGAATAACAGTCAACTGTCAATATGTTATCTCGAACACGAACAGATGGCGCTTTTATGATCCTTCCTGGATCGTTATGAAGTAGAACCGGTTTCACCGATCCTGATTCGTCAATAACCAACCTGTATTCCGCTTTCGCGGAATCAGGTTGCGTTACAAAAATGGTATCGTGTATAACCTCACGAACCGAAACCGTTTTTTCCACGGTAATTTGCTCCGGAATGCAGGGTTTGTGACAACCACAAGCACCGAGCAATAAAATCAAACTTAAACAGAGTAGAAATCGCATTTCAATTAATTTTAAATTACAGACCGTTCAAATAAGTTGCCTTATTCAGATAGTCATTGGTTCTGTTGATCCATCCATTCAGGAACTTTCTGTTCTTCAGCTCCTGTGGAGTATTGCCGTCAGTAATTTGTGTGAAGAATCTTTTTCTTCTCACAACCATAGCTTTAATAAGCGTTAACGGGTCAATTGTGTTCGCTGCGTCAATTGTTCTGGAGGATCCATCCTTACGGAACAACGTTCCATCTACAGCAACAGTTCCTGGTCCTTTTACATCGTTGATTGCTTCCTGCAATGTTTCAATTGCTTCATAAGCTCCACTCATGAAAGACATATCAACTACTACTGCAGCAACATTCATAGAACTGTATTTCGTACCACCAACTTTATCAAAGAATCGCTCTCTGAAGATTGCAAACCAATCGTCATTGTTCATCTCGAAGAATCGCGCATCGTTGTTTCTTCCGAACTTTCCAACCCAGGTCTTATAGGTTACACCTTCAGATGTGTGCCATCCGGTTTTACCTTTGTAAGGCGTTGGGCATGGATATTTGGCTGCAGCATCATTGGTATCTCTTCCCAAAGATCCTTCACCACCTTCCCAGCGCTTAATCAATTTTATTAGAAGATCTCTTGTCATTTTGATTATTCGGTTTTCCGATTCAACTGTTTGTACTTTTTGAGTTCAGCTGTCAGTTCTTCGACAGTACTGATCAGTTCTTGAATTTTCGCGTTTCGTGATTCAATCGTATCATTCAGACCCTTAACGATTGTTTCGTATTTGTGAAGCATTCCTTGTAACTCTGTAATCGTTTTGTCTCGATCACGAATTGCAACAGTCGCTTCTTCCAAATCTTGCAAAGCGCCTTCCAGACGTTTCGTCAAGCTGTCAATTACGTTATCGTACTTCTCAACCATTTTGATTTCGAAATCCTGTTGCCCAGATTTCAGCTCGGCACTTTGCTTTTTACGAGTAAAGAACCAAGCTGAAAATCCAGAGGCAAACGTGGACAGGCAACCAATAATGGCAAGAGTTACTTCCGTTGACATCCGTTATAGAATTGCTCCGGCGTATTTCACACGGAACGGGTAAGCGATAAAGTAGTGACGGTAACCCAATTGGTTTGCTTGGGTTGTTGGAGATGTCGCTGCAGCAGCAAAATACTGTTTTGTCATCCCGGTCTTTTTACCGATATTCTCGATATGGAAGATGAATGAACACTGACGGTCCGTTTCTTCATCAACAACTTCACCAAATGGTTTTTTCTCGTTGTCACCGTCATACCAAGGATTGTCGGCAAACTCGAACATTTCGAATCCAGCCAACATACCAGAAACTTTTCCAGACAGGTAGTCAGCCAATTTTTCGCTGTTCTTGTTCGTTGCGTCTTCCAACAAGTCGTTAACGTGATCCGGACAAAGAACGCATCTCCAACCGGAGTTTTTTGCACGCTTACCACGACGACGACGAGCTGTTACCAGGTCAACCCAAAGGAGTTTCTTACGAATTCCAACGGTTGCTCCTGTTGCTTCAATTACGAAGGTATCTGCTCCATCCGCAGCAGGTGCCAAAGAGTGGGCCGCTTTTGCATATTTCGCATCGATGATTGACTGACGCGATTTAAGCGTAGCAGCATCAATGATTCCATAAGCAGCACCAAGTACCTGGTCGTCAGGAATGCTTACAACTTTCGGCTGGTATTTATCCAATTGGATAATAGCCGTATCATCCGTGTACGAAACAACTGCAAGCGGATAAGTTGTATTATTAATCAAACATTCAACTTCGAAGTCAGTTGTAGGTACGTGAATCACGTTCACTTCAGATGCGTCACCGGATCCCATTTCAAGAACTTGGGTGTTCAATTCAGGAATTCCGTCCAACCAAGGAGCGCTATTGTCTTCTTGGATTAAGTGGCGGACGCGGTTCTCCCAAACCTCAGGAAAATTTGCTGGCATAATTTAAATATGTTAAGCGTTAAACAATTTTTGATTTCTCTTTGCTGGTGCTTATTAAGCAAACAACTTTTTGTACTCTTCAGGATGGTTGTTTTTGAATTCCAACTGCTCCTCTTGAGAAAGCTTTTGGAAATCTTCTGCAGACTTCAATTCAGTTGCTCCTGGACCAGGATTGTTAATGATCCCTTTGAGTTCCTTTCTTGGTGTCATTGATTCAACCAACTTTTTTGTACCCTCAAGATCTTCTTTAGCCAACTTCAGCATGTAGTCACGTTGATCAGCCCCAAGTACCTTGTCGTTAATTTTGCCATCAATGAATTTGATCGCTTCAGCATCATTTACTTCTGAAAGCTTTGTTTTGAGGGTTACAATTTCATCCTTTGCCTCAGATAATTCTTTTTTCGTGCCGTCATGAGCCAATACAAGCGCATCTACAGCCGCACAAACAGCCAACGGATTGTCAGCATCTCGTAAGTTCAATGCAACTAGCGTAGCTGCACTCAAATTGAGTTTTTCCATATTCGGTTTCAATAAAATTTCAGTTGTTTTTAAAGAGAGTTTAATTGCCTCAGTTGACAGTTGTTCTTTATTGTCATTGGCATACAGTTTAACTGCGGCTCTATTGGAAGGAAGAGCAACGATTGACGCTTCCATTAATTCACAGCTTCTTAATTCCGGAACGCCGTCACTACCTTTAACAAAGTTATAATCTGAATCGTTCGCAGCTTTCATGAATCCAATAGAAACACCTTTCACATAACCCCGGAGAACTTTACCCGCTATTTTCGAAGCATCCTCATCATCCATGTCAAAAACAGCATCAGCCATTAATCGGTTTCCTTCAACACGAAGATTTTCCCATCTTCCTATTACAAACCAGGACACAGAATAATGCTCAGCAAGAATAATTGGATTAGACTTGAACCTATCAAGAACGATTCCTGCATTCAAAACACGAAACCCATAACTATTTGTTACTGTTTCATCATTTAATACAAAATCTTTTACAACTGCTGGTTCGGGCATGTGCTGAACTATTAATTAAAATTCTATAGCACAAAGAACAGGTCGTTTTTCAGGTGTCGCAAAAAAGTGTCCAACCCTTGGGCGGAAATTTTAATTACCCCCTTTCTCGAGGCACTTTTGTATCATGGGATTATCAAAAAAGAAGGAACAGGACTACGCCCGATTGCTCTACACACAAGAGCGATTAAACTTTACTGATATAGCAGAAAAGACAGGAGTTTCAGCTAAGACCATATCGAAATGGGCAACAGATGGAAACTGGGACAATATTAGGAAAAGTTTATTAGTCACCAAGCAAACGCAAATTGTTCACCTATACAATCAGTTGGAATGGTTAAACAATACTATTGCCACACGGGAAGCAAAAGTAGCGAGCTCAACTGAAGCTGATTCAATTAGCAAAATCACTTCCTCAATCAAAAAATTGGAAGTTGAAACATCACTCGCTGAGGTAATTGAGGTTGGTCGCGCTTTTATCAACTTCGCCAAGGACGTTGACTTCGGGAAAGCAAAGGAGATTACTGTATTGTTCGATCAGTTCATCCAATCCAAAGCACATAAATGAGTCGATTATCGGATAAAAAGTATTTAACTCTTTGGGAGGAGTACCGCGATAACATCCAGCGGGCTACACCTGTTGACATGTCGGAAACGAAGAGTCAACAGTTAAAGCGCATTGCTCGATTGGAAGCAAATCCCCAGGAATGGTTCAAATATTATTGCCCCAACTATTTTACCGCGGAACCTGCATCTTTCCACATAAAATCCACTAAACGAGTAACAAGTTATCTTGAGTGGATTGAAATGCGTATTTGGGCACGAGAGTTAGCAAAATCCGGTCTAACTATGGGTGAAGTGTTGTTTTTAACATTGACAGGAAAGAAGCGCAATTGCATCTATGTTTCAAACACACAAGACAATGCCGAACGGTTAATTCTTCCAATAAAATCCCAATTGGAGAAGAACAACCGAATCATTCACGATTATGGTGTTCAGGAGTCTGGAAACTGGTCTGCAGGTGAATTTGTCACCAAAAAAGGAGTTGCGTTTCGCGCACTTGGAGCTGGACAATCACCACGTGGTACCAGAAATGAAGAGGTGCGACCAGATATCATCGTAATTGATGATATTGATACTGACGAAGAGGTGAGAAATCCAAAACGTATTGATCAGAAGGTAAAATGGATTATGGAAGCATTGTATGCAACACGTTCCATTTCAAATCCCTTGCTTATGATTGTTCTCGGAAACATCATTGGAAAGAAAACCACCATTACTGAGCTGAAGAAGTATGCAGATCATGCCGAGGTAGTAAACATCCGGGATAAACATGGGAAGTCTACATGGCCACAGAAGAACACGGAGGCAGCTATTGATCGAGTGTTGTCAAAGATATCCTGGGCAAGTTCACAAAAGGAATACTTCAACAATCCGGTATCAGAGGGAAAAACGTTTAAGGATATCCGATTTGACAAATGTCCACCCATCAACAAATGTGAGCAAGTAATTGTATATGCGGATCCTGCAACTTCAAATAAGGATAAATCCGGTTCTACAAAAGCCGTTGTCGTTGTTGGATATCTCAATTTAAAGTTCTACGTGTATAAGGTTTGGGTGGATCAAATGGGTACGGCTAAGTTCGTCGAAACACTTTACGACGCTGACGACTACCTGAACAAATCCAAAGTAGACATCAAGCGCATTTGGATTGAGAACAATTCGCTTCAGGATCCGTTTTGGGAACAAGTGATTTTACCAGTAATAAAGCAACAAGCCAAAGTTGTTGGAAGATACATTTCTGTTGCCACCGATTCTCGAAAGAAGGCAGAGAAGTTTTATCGTATCGAAGGAACACTGGAACCCGTTCATCGAAGAGGCGAGTTAATTTTTAATGTGGAAGAGGAAAACAATCCACACATGCTTCGGTTCAAGGATCAATGGTTTTCGGTTGACGAGGGATCAACAACAATGGACGGACCGGATGCATTGGAAGGTGCAGTTCATAAAGTTCAATCAGGAACAATTAGAAAGGAAACTTCATGGGTGGCAGCAACTACTCATTCACGTAAATATTAAGCAATGGCTTTTATAGAAATAGAAGAAATGAAAACCGTCATGGCTCCGTATCAAATGGATCAAATTACTGACGGTGATGATACGATCATCATTTTAGGAATTGATACTGCAGTTGAAGAGGTTCGTAGTTATCTTACTCCAAATGCACAACGACAGTATGCAGATGGTAGGTTAACCTACGATACTGAAGCAATATTTGCTGCAACTGGTGCCGATCGTAACCCTCTAATTATGGCAATCACCAAAACGGTAGCAGAATGGTGGATTACACAACTTTGCAACGCAGATATTGTTTATGAGCAAATCAAGGATAGATACGATAGAGCTAAAAAATATCTGAATCAGTTATTAACTGGTGAAATTACCCTTACCACTCTTCCACAGTTAGATCTGTTCGGTGATGAAGCTCCGAACGCACCAGAAATTTTGTATTACGGATCACGAGATAAGTTCAGTCATGAGTAAAATTGGAACACTAATTAATAACATCAGATCAGACTGGTTCGGCAGTTCACAGCCCGTTACAAATCTGGCTGCAGGATTAACAAAGGACCAACAGAAAAAAGTAATCCAATGGAAGGATAAAGCTCTATCGTTGGTACGCACCGACATTAAACAATGGAAGGCGGCATGGATGGATACAACCGCCGAGGATGATCCAAAGAACTGGCGACTTCAAAACATCTATGAATATGACGTTGCTCTTGATGGTTTGGTGACTTCCCAAGTGGAAAACATCCGGGACAAGTGTCTAGGAACCGAGTTTTCTTTAAAACCGAAAGGAAAGGGTAAAACCACTACCGTTGATGAGGAGCAAACTAAAAAACTTGCGAACTCGATCGGTTTCAGAACTATTCGTGAGAAAATTACCATGGCTCAGTTTCATGGTTACGAAATCATGGAGCTTTCCGTTATTCAAAAAGATGGTGGAGAACAAGAACTTTCAGTAACTGTTCTTCCGCGCACCAACTTTGTTCCCAAGAAAGGTCGGTTCTATCCGGACTATTCGGAAGATACACACTTTGCGTACCGGGAAATGCCGGAATACGGTTCTTACCTTATTGAAATTGATACGGGAACGATCGGAGCATTTAATAAGACTGTTCCTCATGCGTTGATGAAGCGATTTGCTTACAGTTGTTGGTCTGAACTCTGTGAAATATTCGGAATTCCGCCAAGAGTGCTTAAAACAGATACTCAGAACCAACAGATGTTGAACCGGGCTGTTTCAATGATGAAAGATATTGGAGCTGCTGCCTGGTACATTATCGATGAACAAGAGAAAATGGATTTTGCTGACGGTGTGAATACCAACGGAGATGTGTTTAAGCAATTGAAAGATTCCTTGAATAATGAGCTTTCCCTGTTGATTTCTGGTGTTATTTATGGCCAGGATACTGTAAATGGTAACCGTTCAAAAGATGAAAGCGCCCGGGAAATTTGGGAGGAAAGAATTACCGCGTATTTGAAGCGTGAAGAAATGATTCAGAACTCCATTGTAATCCCGGCATTGATTTCGATTGGATTCTTGAAAGGTAACATGGAGTTTGAATTCCATCCAACAGTTGATTTAGATAAGTTGTGGACCAGGACAAAAGATTCTATGACTGAATTTGATGTGGATCCGGTTTGGCTTGGAGAAACTTTCGGAGTAAAATTATTGGGTAAAAAGCAAAAGACGACACCGACTGACAACAAATTAGCGGCGGTGCTTGATTTTTTCGTTTAGGGGTGCCTGGCGCACCCAGTAAATTGTACTTCAAATCTCTTCACAGCCGGCTTCAATTTGTCTACAATTGCAATTGTGATGTGTGTTCCGGTTCAAAACAACTCGCATCGAATCCGAAGGAACTGGATAAACTGATTTCTTTAGCGAAGTCAGCGTATAAGCAACTTTATAAAAACGGAAGTTACACTCCGGAAGATTTAGCGAAATACAAACCTTATCAGGCTGTAATCAATGAAACGAATCGTTTGATTCGCAAAAGCGTTGATAAGGAAATCACACATGAGATACCTGCAGTAATGCGAGAAGCGCTGCAGCGGGATGTGTTCCTGTTCTCTGCTTTAAAAACGCATGCACAGTTATTTGAAGTCAGCCAGTTTCTTACAACACCTGAGGGAACAATTCGTTCCGCATACCAGTTTGAACAGTTAGTGTTATCAGTCAATGAAAACTACAATATCAATTACCTGGATGCCGAACGCAACTACGCAATTTCTGCAGCTCAGTCAGCAGCGAGTTGGGTAGATGTTGATCAAGATGGTGATCGATACAACCTTCAGTACCGGACCGCATTGGATGACAAGGTTAGAGAGGTTCATCGAGAAATGGAAGGAATCACGCTACCGGTGAGTGATCCGTTTTGGAAAATGTACTATCCGCCAAACGGGTGGAGATGTCGTTGTAAAGCACCGCAAGTGCTTAAAGACAAGTATGATGTTACCGATCCGGAGAAAGCGATGCAAGCCGGTGAAAAGTCAACGACCAAAATCAGTGCATCCGGAAAGAACTCTTTGGAGATTTTCCGATTCAATCCAGGAAACCAAAAAGTAATTTTCCCTCCGGCGCATCCTTACAGCAAAGTAAGAGGTGCCGAAATAGTGAAAGGATTAGTGAAATCCGAATCTTTGAGTTGGACCGTACAATCCGAATTCAAAAACGGTGGTGCAGTATTGATACATGAGTTGGTAGAACATGGAGCTCCGGATTTCAATCGCCTTATTCAGATTGCAAACTCGTTTGCAAAGTCCGGTTCTGTGGTTCAAATCTTGCCAAGAATGGATTCTCCGTTCAATAACCCACGATATGCGGCTATTTATGGTGATCTGCAAAACACAAAGTATTGGGGAAAATGCCCTGACTTGAAAATTGATGGTAATTACTTTGAGCATGAAGGATTTACTACGGATAATCAGCAGAAAGCATTGAAAAACATGTTGAACAGAGGAACAAAGCAGTCAAATTACCTCATTATAGAGGATTGTGGATTAGGTGACCACTATGTGAAGAATCGAATTTTCAATCATTCCAGGATGAATGATCCTATTGAGGAAGCATGGGTGGTGGAAGGTTCAGAAGTAAGGCTATTGTTTAAAAATACGAAAGCCTCTCAATAAATTGAAAGGCCTCGCGGACAACGAATCCGTAGAATCGTTAAGACAAATATATGGATAAATTCGTAAAAGACATAATAAAAGATATTCGCGTTGAATTATTAGACGAATTTGACCGTAATTTTCAGCGTAAAGCGTTTTTTGATCAACCGTGGCCATCGAACAGAATGCCGAACAGGAAAGGCTCACAAATGAACCGAACAGGAGCGCTCAGGCGTGGCATGAGAGCCACAATTGCAGGAACTAATATTGTATTTACAAACTCTCAACCTTACGCTGAACTGCAAAATAGCGGTGGTACAATTACAATTACTCCTCGGATGAATAAATTCTTTTGGGCCATGTACTACAAAACGAGTGATGGAGCGACAAAATCCAAAGGAAAACTTCAAAGCGCCTTATCTGAAGAATCGTTGGCATGGAAACGCCTGGCTTTAAAGAAGGTTGGACAAACTATAAAAATTGATCAGCGCCAATTTATTGGTTGGCATCCACAAGTTAAAGATCATATCAACCGAATCGTTCAACACCATTTAAAAGACATTGAAATGTACCTTAAACAAAAACTGAGAATGCGATGAAAGCAATCATTGACGAAGCTGTAAAGCGATTAGGCACTTCAACGATCATCAAACATGCAGATGAGAATTGGGAACAACTTGAATTTATCAATCCACCGGTTAAATGGCCGTGCGCATTGGTAGGAATTTACAACGGAACTTTTACCGAACTTGGAAGAGACAGAACTGCGACACCACAAAACCGACAAATGGGAACCTATCAAATTGAGGTTACGTTTGCAGATCGGAAATTGGCAAACAGCAGTTCCAAAGCTCCACAAACGCAGCGTGACAATACACTTTCAATACATGATGTTATTGAAGAAGGACACAAGTTGCTGCATGGTTGGTCACCAGGCGGAAATATACAAGCGTTTATCCGGGAACGTGTGCAAAAAGTTCAGCGAGATGATGGTATGCAGCAGTATAAGGTGATTTATACTGTTGGTGTATCGAATGTATAAGAAAAAAGCCCCTGATTTGGGGCTTTAAAATAACGATAACTGATTGCTGTCTAATTCTGATGGTTTCATTCCTTTAATTGAGTACCAGGTCGATCGGGAAATAAAAATTCCTCTTTGTTTGAAATGGTGACGAACTATCCGAGTGTCCGGAATGTCTTCCTGCTTTATCTCCTTATATACTTCAAGTATATATCGACGTTGTGCGTTTTTATTATTGGAATTGTAAGCCATTGAGGAACCGGAAGTTCCTACGAAGATAATATTTTTTGAGAAGAACGTAAAAAGTTGTCATTTTTTACGATCTACTAATTGATTTAATCGGGATCCGAGTTCGTAAATTTCCTGATCAAGGGATATTCGTTCAGCATAGCTCTTTCCATTCTGGATTGCGGTCATTATTTGTGACATTGTAAAAATTCCAGATGCTTCCGATAAAAAAAGAGTTGCTTTATCCAATGGCAGATTGGTAATAGCAAGAAAATTATCAACTTCGAGTTCGGTAAACGCCGTTTTCTTCGCAAGTTGAAATACTGGAGATTCAATACTATACTTCATAATTGCTATCTAGTCTCTTTTGGTGAGGCCTCAATTGGCTCAATTTGTTTGGTTCTGGTTCGGATAATTGGCTCATCCTCATCTGAAAAATGAAACGTAGTGTCTGGGTTTTCAATTTCCTCTTTTCGTTGATTGATGTATTCTTGAACCGGATCATTAATAAACTCAACACTCTCAGGCATCCAATTGTTATGATCAGCAGGATCACCTGAACCTTTGTATTTCATTTTTGCGCGGTACTCGATTTCACCTGCTGCACAGTTAAGGTGCGATTCGATAATGTAAACGCCATTCTTCGCATCATCAGCTCGGAAATCGGCAAACGGGAACGTTACTTCACCATACTCAGCTGGAACGCGTTTTTCAACCCAATATTTTGAGGCTAGGAACGCAGATTCTTTGTCCGGGTTGTTGCAACTCATCATTGCAAATAAAAGCACCGGGATAATGAATAGTTTTTTCATAGATTATTTGTTTTTACTTGATAAATGTACTAACTTTATTACTGATTTAGGTGGTTAGGTTAGGTTGATTAGAAAAGCAGTTGAACTCCCGTTTAGCTGCTTTTTTCTTTCTCTAAGAATCGCTTAATTTGAAACTCCTTGAATTACTATCACGTGAATACCCAATTGTTTCGCAAGCTCAACTTCAATTTTAGCTCCTCTTGAATCTTCCCAATTTGGAAGTGTATAAATTGCTTGACACTCTAAAAGAGCGGTCAAATCTTCCTTCATATAAGATTCCCACGTTTGATCATGATTATGTGGCAGGTCCATTGGAGAAACGGGAATAAACCCTAATTTTTCAACTGCAGATTTTCCTTGTTCAAAATTTTTACGCGCATCCTCGATGCTTAAACCGGTGATTTTACCAGATATATATGCTTTTGCTTTCATAATTTAGATATTAAAAAGTTGTTGTTGAGTAGGCTCTACCGAAGGAAATAGCGATCCGGTCTCAATATGTTTTTGAAACTCAACCACCGCTTCTTTAAAATAGTTTTCTGAGATTTCAAAACAATGCAGTTCCAAGCCCATGTTATCATACAAGTTGGCATCGTGTACAGCTCGAGCTATGGTCATGCTTCCACCATGGGTGTCAACAATTGTACTACCAGGTGGAATGAATCTTCGTATTAATTCGGCGTAAAGGCGAACCGGCTTTTCAGTTGGGTGAATCTTTCTAACTTTATTTCCGCCACCTGTATTTGATAATTTGAACATAGCAGCAGGCTTATCAAAAGAGGTCCATGCCATCTCAAATTGACTGAAGTTTTCCCATGGTTGTAATTTGTCCCAAATAAACCAACATCGCGTTTTTGGAAGATCAAAGTAATTGCCCCCCCAAATTATCTGATCCTTAGAAAATTTACGAAGCATTTCAAAATATTCCGGCGGAGGTGTTTCGTTGTCCCAATCAATTTTCGATTGATTCAATTTTCGATTCTTCAACTTGCCTGAACCGGTATTTAAACGGCCTTTCAATTTTGTTGCAGTAGATTCTCCTGGATACTGTCCTTTTTCTTTTCTGTTGGGGCTATGGCCCATTGGCATATTCGGAGCGTTCAGTCCATAAGGGGGATCCGTAATTGAATAGCCCCAAATAATGCCCATTTGCTCCAACATTTTATAATGGCTATTGTATAAGTGGATTTTGCCACAAGGTGAATGATAATGATTAACTTGCATGAGATATGGTTTTTAATTTATAATCAACCATAGATTTTAAGTTGTGGCTCATTAATATGGTTGCCCAATCTGGAGGAACAGCGTTACCAATTAAACGAACCGCATCCTTTTCGGATAGTTTTAAACCTGGTTGTTTGAAGTAGTCTTTTGGAAACGAACTGCAACCCGCTAGTTCCTCAGCCCGAAGGAATCGCGCCTTAATATCAAAATCATCCAGGATAGTTATTAATTGGTGTTTGAAATCGGTCATTACGGTTGACAGTGGTTTATCTATCGACTGAATATTTGCACCCGGGTTTCCATTGGAATTGAAGTATTTTGTAATGAACTGAATCTTTTCCAAACGAATCAATTGATGCCGGTCCTTTGTTGTACAAGTGGGCAACGGATCTTCAAGTTTACTCGTTTGAATTTGCCCGTAATACTGCACCAAAAAGTTCTGAGGAACATCCATCGTAACTTTTGTTTTGGTCTGCCAAGTCAATTGAGTTTTAAGAGGTTTTTCGAGTGTCTGGAACGTGTCAATATGACAATGATCAGCAATGAATTTCAACTTCTCCAAACGAATGTTTTTTAGTTGTACCAATTGATGCCGATTCGCTGTTGTAATAGTTGCCAATGGTGCTTCAAGAGTTTGGCCACGGAAGTCAGATCCGGATTCCCCGTAATAGGTAGCAATGAATTCCATTAATCCTGGTGCGTATCGTTTCACTCCTGCAGCAATTCTCTTCAGTGAATTATTCACCAGTGGTCGTCTCAGGTGTTTGGGAAGCATTTCGTTGTACTCTCTTCCAAAAATACTGTGTCCTTCGTCTGATAGATCTAGGAAAGGACCACAAGCTTTCCATTTCTGTTTTCCATCGGTTCCATGTTCGTTATGTGTAGGCTCCGGGAATGACAGATTCAGACCTTTGCGGAAGAAAAAACAGAAAAAACGCTCTCGGATTGTTCCAATGCCATCATCAGCCGCCACACGGATATTTTCAATGTAATCATATCCCAAATTGCAAATTGCCTGTTTCCAACGTTCGAACTCTTCACCTTCCTTGCCCTCAATAGGATCATCGTTTTCGTCAACAGGTGCCCATTTTTTGAACTCAGGTACATTCTCAATGCTTATAGAATTCGGAAGTAAGTACTTCAGGTACCTGAAAAGCTCCCAACCCATTGTATAAGATCCTATTTTCTTTTTACGGCCACCGTTTGATTTAGAATGCTGAGTACATTCAATAGAAGCATGCACATGATCCACCGGCTCCAACTCATGTTCATCTTGTACATAGACATCAGCCCAATACACTTTCACATTTTTGTGATGGAAAGCGTTTGTTCGGATTGCAACGGCATCATGGTTTAAAATCCATTTGGTGCGAATGCCCGGAATCTTTTCGCAACCAGCGGTCCAACCACCACCGCCGGCGAAAAACTCACCGACGGTTAAATCTTCTGTACCTGAAAACAATTCCGTAGGGAAATTCAGGTTTATTTGATTTCGATTGATTCTCATCACAGTTGTATTTCGGTTACACTTATTACTTCATGCTTGAGATGGCCATAGACAATATTCGGTGGATGATGAATCATACACATATCTCCAATTATTAAAGATTCAATCGGAATATATGCCCCTTTCCATATTGATGTCTGAAAAGGTTCAGCACGTAAAACGATCCCTTCATCATCCGTAATTAACTTAGTGAAATCTTGACCGTTATCTTTGAGTTCTACGCAATACCCTTTCATGGTTTTGTTGCTGTATTTAATGTTTCTATTACTGCGGTTCGAACCGTTTCGCTTAATTCTGGAAGTCTATTTGAATCAGTAATAATTACCAACTCCTTAATCAAACTTTCGATATGATAAGTGACAGCTGTTTCAGCTTCGTGAAATGATTGACCAATTCTTGGACCTTGAGTATTCTTTGTTTGCTCTACGATAAATCGACAAAGTAAAGCTCCTGACTGAATCGACTTCTCTTCAACTGATGTGAGGTTAGGATTCGTCAATTTTACTGCATCCCAAAGTTCATCAGTTTTAGCCGCAAAAATTGAGAAACCGTTGATTACCGAATCAAAATTTGCTGGATTGCTTTCTTTCATTTTTAAAACTTCAGCTCTGATTTTTGCTAAAGCATTGTCCAGTTTAACTTCATATTGTGTACGTTCCATGTTTAATTCACGTTTACCCTGACAGGTGGGTCACCTAAACCCCGAACTACTATTGAGTGCAACCGCTTTCACCTGTTACGTTCTCGGCTTCATTCGGGGATTAAAATTGTTAGTTGCCCTCAGCTGATGCGATATCAGCCTTTAATTGTTTTTCTAATTCATCCTCCCCATTATCCACAAAGGGGAACACATCAACGATTTTGGAAATGCCGATATTTGGAACAACGAAATCCATCATCATTCCCTTTAGGCTTTCATTCAATCGTTCATAGGCTTCTTTAACTGAATGTGCTGATACAAGAATGTTTTGAGATATACTCTTAGGTTTTCCACCTTCTTCAGACAAATCTGAATGTGCTTCGTAGGAAATTTTACATTTGTACCATACATCAGAATCTTCGTAGTAAAAGATCTCATGAATATCTGTTCTCTTAACACCAGTCACACCAAATTCACCACGAATCGACATTCCTAATTCTTCATAAATTCGTGCTTCAGCATCACCATGTGTCATTGCAGCAACCAAATAAGGTTCTGTAACTCTTTTGAATGTACCGTCTTCTAACTGCTTTGTGTATTTGACGGTTGTTGTAAACCAACTGTTCATAACGTTGTATTATGCCCTGACAGGCGGGCCGCCTTTATTCTATACTTGATACTTATCAGAAATAGTTTGTCGAAGTTGTTGGGCAATTTGAATTTCAAATTCAACAGATTGGTTTCCTGGTATCTGTTTCCATGCTTCATATTTATTACTTTTCCCTTTTTTCGTAACCACAATGAACACATTGCCAGGGTTAGCCATTTTACCTTTGTAAATTACTTTTCGGCGAATGTTATAATCGATATCGTTCAAATCGTCAAACATCTTATGCAGATTATCAGGAGTTGTTTGTTTTGGTAAAGCCTGCATGTGTTTTTCCATGAGCAATTGTGCTTCTTTAGTGCAAGAACAACCATAGTCGTGGTCAGGATTTCCGCAATAGTTTTTCATAAATCTTTGTTTTAAATTATCTGTTGCGATTGTTAATCGCCTTCTTCGTTATTAATTGTTTTCGCTTTCAATCGTTTATATGAAGGTTCGAACATCAGCTCACGCTCCAATGCTGGACATATATTTTTACGTCCAACTCGAATGAGGATTTGTTTGTGGCGATATTTGCGAGCCGAATTCATGGCTTTTTCTTCATTTTCTGAAGCATCAGTAAAGCTTCGTGATCAAGTTTCTTTTCCTGTTCACTTCTTCGGTTTTCGATCGGATCATGAAACTGATTTGCGAGATGATTGTTGTAATTTTGAGCCATTACCTCCTTTTGATACTCTTCAAGTCCATCATGAATTGCTCGCACAACCTTATTGACAGTAAGTTTGAAAATCTTATCGTCTTGCTTCAATTTCTTACACACCAAAAACAGCGTTTCCAAACAGTGGTTTAGCATTAATCCAGTTGTGGCTTCTGCAATGATTTCTTCAATAGCATCTTTTGAGAGCGAGCCTTCAAATGTTGTGTTGAGGTCACTGATCAGCACACCAACGCAAATTTCCATGATATCATTTCCATGTTCACGGGAAATCCTTCCAAGTGACGGAAATCGATTTTCAACAACGGATTTCATTGTTAATCCATTGAATGCTCGGATTAATTCAATCTTTGAACTTTTGCCGGTAATCATTTGCAACATTGTTGGCTGCGCGCGTTCCTTGCTCGGAAGATTTTCCATGTTTCAATTGCTTTAAAATGATGTTTAAATTCTTCTTGATTTGTAAAAGGTCCGTTTGTTGTTGATACCAATCGTCCAGCTGTTCCCAATTATTCAAAATCAACTGCCAAACTGATAGTGTTTCCGTGTCTGATGTGGTAAGTGTTCCTATATTGGTGATCAACCATTTAATGGTAGCACCGTCCAAAGCTTTGATAATTGGTCGTATTTGAAATTTACCTTCGTACCAAGTGCAGTACTCAGAAATGAACTGTTGATGTAGTGACAATTCACGTTCAACTTTTTCCCAAACAACACGACCTCTGTAATCAAGTTCCAACACATGAATTGCCGGTTCAAGTTGTGGAGCCAGGATCATCAATTTTTCATGCTGATCCTGTAACAACTTTCCATTGATCTGCTGAATAGAATGGAAAAGTCCATTCTTGTACTTCAATTTGAAGTCTGCCTTTGAACCTTTCGAATCAATATGCAGTATGTATTCAACGGTTGCCATTTCTCCAGTACACCCAACCAAAAACAAACACGAAAAGCGATGAGTACATCAGTGCAATTTTTGCATTACCCAATGTAATTTCTGCATATGTAAGCATCGATAACAACCCAAGCAACATCACATAAACCAAAAACAACACAGCTTTGATCGGTTGTAGTTCGGGATTGGTAAAGTGTCGCATGAAAACAGGATCCGGAACTTGAAAGAAATAACGTTCATTCAAATCCTTTTCATGAAGTGGAATGTTGTAACGAAGCCCTTCATATCCGACCAAATCGTTTTTCAGAACTTCAATTTTGATAAGAACTCCTTTCCTATAGGTAAGTTCAACTATTGATTCTACGCTTCTGTAGTAAGTAACTTTCAATTTCTCAGTTTTCATAATGTTTGATCTTCAATGAATTTTTTGTAAATGATTTCTACTTGTGAAACAAGCTTTGGAACCTCGGCAGATGTATAATCGTTCAGCGGCTTCTTCAAATAACCATATTGAAGCGTCCAAGCGTAAATGCGTTCCATATCGGCTTTTCCTTTTTCAATCCAACCCATTTTTCTGAACAAAGCGATGATTTTTCGCCGTTGTAAGTTCAAGTTGTTTTTAACTGCATCTTCGCGAGTTGGATAGGTTCTGTTCAACCAGTTCAGGAATTCATTAAACTCCCAAGCTGTAAGCTCCTTCAGCGACGTTTTTCTGTCATCGGTGAAATCGGCAATTAGTTCGTGTCTTTCTACATGCACTCCGCTCGCATGTAAGCGTTTCTCTATTCGGAAGTACGGAGAATAAATGCTCTTGCTCATTCTATTGCTTCTTTATCAAGGTGTGAAAATCGTTGTTGTAAACTCTCTTTGTTCCACTTTTTCAAGTGTCGGAAGTTGTGCTCCAGGTATTCTTCTTCAGAAACAATATCCTGGCAAATTGAAGTGATGCGACCGGTTTTACCGATCTTATGAATTTCGGCTTCATAAACCGCTTCTTCCTTCAGTTTGATATCGTAGAAGAAATGATCCATTTCCATTACCCGGAATTCTACTTTGAATACTTGTATTTTCATCGGAATGGCTTTCTTAATCGGTGAATGAATGCGCTGATAATCATTAGAACTCCAATCCCAACCACGATCATTAAAACGATCGTGGCCGGAATCCACAAGGGAGCAAATGCTGTCCACCAACCTACAAAGCGATCCAAAGGTGAGTTTGGAAGCTTGCACATCAACAGTACTAATGTCACAACCAATAATTTCATCACTAATCGACGAGCGACTTTAAGCTGTTTCGGCGTGTAAAACGGATTAGGCATTTTCGCTTGGAATTTCATTTACAAAATTGAAACTGAAGCCTTCAGGGAAGTCAACTGATGACATTGACAAACCAACTGGACGAGTTCCAAAAACTTCATCCGGTTGTTTCGCCACCACGAACCAATTTGATTTCTGTGGTTGATGTGCTTTTACGATAATGTCTACTGCATCCATCAACTCAGTTGCACCCCATTCATCAGAGAGTTGTTTTAAGTCCAATACTCTTGAAGGGTTCAGGTTTCCTTGTTTGTCCGGTTTCAATAATTTCAGAATTGCGGAAACCAACCGCTTAGATTTCTCGTCTGATGCCTGGCTTTCAATAAACTCGTGAACCTTTGCTACACCAACTTTAACTGTATCATCCCATCCGGAATTCACACGGTATCCAAGTTCGATAGAGTAATCGCCAGAAGAGAACGTATGTGATTGTTGTTGTCCCTTTACTCCATACACTTCTTGCTTCAATTCAATGATATCACGAAATGCATTGAATACTTCCGCTTTCTTCTTGATTAGTTGTTCTTCCAGATCAATCAGTTCTTGAACTACTCCTGGAACTCGTTCAGCTACCAATAATTTGTATGCTGCACGATCCTGATTTTCCTTTTCCAAGAGAGCTTGGCGTTCTGCTTCAAGTTCTCTTAATCTTTCTTTTGTTGCTGTTGTTGCCATATTTGGTTGTTTAAATATTTACTTTGCTCGGGATGTGGTAAACTGGTATTCCTGAAGGTCCGTTGTTTTCCAACATCTGTTTTTTTGCTCTGATCGATTGCTGATGCGCTGCAATCTCTCTGTATATTTCGATAAGGTTTTTAGTGCCTTCCGATTTTAGTCGATCATAGAGCTGATCAATCAATTTTTCTTTTTTGGTGATTTCAGCCTGTATTTGTTCACTATATCCGCACATCTTTGAATAGTTTTAAGTGGTTGTAAAATCCTTGCTCTGTTAAGTAATCGCCTACAAGTGAATCCATTTCGTCAGACCAGAACTTTCGTGTAACTATTGGTTCATGTTCATCAATGAAATCCAATAACTCTAATTCAAACCTGTTCCATTCGGTTGTCCACCATTTCCAGTAAGTTCGATCGCTTGAAATTGCACGAATAATCAACCATTTTCGTTCATAAAACTCCTCCAGGAACTTCATTCCATATTCAAAGAATTCCATCTTGTATTCGTCCTCTGTAAGTCCGATTAATGATTGCATTCGCTCATGTTGCAATTGAACTTTTTGAATAGCTTGAACACGTTTTGGTGATAATGTTTTCATATTAGTTCGATTCAAGTGTGTAACCATACTTATCAGCTCGTTCTTCGTTGATTATCAGTTTTCCTCCTGGGCATCTTCCACCAATATTTGCTACCAGACCAGTAACATGAATTAAAACCTTTGCGAATTTCTTTGCACGCCGTCCAGCAGCTGTTGCTGGTTCATTTCTTTCCTCGTGTGTTAGAAACACAATTAGTTTTGTGTCTTTGTATTGGTTATAGAATTTGTCGAAACCATCACGCTTAAATTCTTCTGAATAAACTGTGAGATTATCAAGGAAAACGACTTTCGGAGCATTACGTTTTTTCAATGTCACATGCAAATCCTCAATTGAGGTGTAAGGGAGAAACCCAATTTTATGAGCTTCAATAATTCCACTACGTTCTACCACATTGATAAATGAAGGAGCAAAACCTTCTTCACCGGACACATAGAGAATTCTTTTGTACTGAGAAAGAAGTTTTGCAATTATCAAGGCAGTTTGTGTTTTACCATTCTTCTCTTTCCCTTGAATCAACCATGCACCAGTTGTATCCGGAGTTCCGAATATTTCCTGCCATTCTGGTTCAAATTCAAAAGTTTCCTGTTTCATGGTAAATAGATTTTGCGCTGATAGAATTTTCATTATGCGCCTATTTTGATTAGAGTTTCTAAGTAGCGAAGTGTCCCTTCTTTTTCAATGCTGCGTTGAACCATTCTATTTACTTTGGCTCTATCTGAAACATTAACTGTTGCAACGTCACCAAGTAACTGTCTATAAAATGCCTGGCGTTCAGAAGTTCCACTTGGAACAACATTTAAGAACTCATCGGAGAATCTGGAGAATATTTCACGATATCCTACCTTTTTACCGGCAATTCCACGTTCAATCTTTGCACGAAGACCGTCAGCGCCAATCATGAACCATGCGCATGATCCGTCGGTTCCATTCCATAATTCCTTTAGTTCCAGAAATGCATCATAATGCAAATCACCAGCTTCATCAAGAACTATAATTGGCGTTTCAATGAGGTTTAAAAAGTATTTCAAGTTCGCTTTAACATCAGCATATTTACCTTGATGATCAACTCCAACCGTCTTCGCTAATAATCGGATGAATTGCTGCTTTGTTTTTGCTTGGGAGCAGTCAACGTAAAACGCGTTCTTCATCGTTCTAAGAATGTGTTTAGAACAGTATGTTTTACCGATACCGCAATCGTCAACAAGAACCATTGATTTGCTGAACTGTTGGCAAAAGTGAAGTGATTCCTCAAGGATTTGGTAAACAGTGGTTTTAGCAATCTTCCATGTGTCACTTTTAAGTGATACGCCTAAAATTCTACCAATATTCAACCATTGTCCGTCGGCTAAAACCTTTTCAATTTCACCCTTCTTTATTCTTGAATAGATGGAGCTTGATGTTCCAAGCGATTTTGCATAGTCAGCGTCTGAACCTTGATAGTTCTCACGAGCTGAAAGCATTTCTTCACGTACTTTTTGTTTGAAGTCAATTGTTGCAATCATGTGTTAGAATTTGAAGTTGTCTTTAAATGATTTTGCAGTTCCTGTTCCGGTAGATGGGATGTAATCAAACTCTTCAATTGAGTTGTCTTCCAGCTCTTCAACTTCTTCTTCACGAGTTTGGAATCTGTTTAATCCTGAAATTTGGAATCTGCGATTAAGTGTTTTCTGTTGGTGATCAATTACAACCACTTTGTCGATCGATCGTTTTTGAAGTTTCGCAAATGCCTCAACACTTGCTGTGTACTTTGATTGTAGTTCTCTAATGGCGATATCTTCCGGAGTTTGTTCAATTTGCGCGCGTTGGTAGGACAAACTGACCAATTCACAGATGTATTCTCCATTAAGAAACACAACTGCTTTTAAAACATTACCGTCGTTGCCATCTAACCAGTATACATCAACTTTTTCACCTTCAATGCGCTTCATTTTTGCGATTAGGGATTCTCCTAAAAGAACTTCACCATTATCTGCAATGAATCTTTTCTTATTCTGAAGAATAATCTTACCTACATTACAGCTGCTTTGCTCATGTTTTCCAAGATGAGGAAGAATTGCGCGCCAATTTGTCGATGGCACTTCCTTATTGTACATCTCCAAAAGATATTCGAAGCGTGTAAGTTCCGGACGGAGTGGATGGGATGAATTATTCCAGTCTTCCATTTCCTTATAGCGCTCTTCGATCAATTGATCATACGGTATGATTGGCAGTTGTTTATTTCCAGATTGATTTGCTTCTGAAATTGCAAATGGACGAGCTGCCCAACCAATTGCGCTTTTTTCAACTTCATATCGAAGTTTTCCGAACACACGCTCAATGTATTTTCCTCGTGCGTTATTGGCTTCGATTCGAACCTTTTGAAACATTGCTCCTTCCTGCAGGAATGTTCCTTTAAACGAAGAGTTCAACGAGCTTTCACACTCCAATTCGTAAGGAATTGGAAGCCCCCATTCTGTATAATTACGAACCAACTGTCTGTAAAATTCAAGAATGATTCCTTCCTTCGATTTTCCATGTACGTATCCAGTAAAACAACCGGAAGCCACATCTACACCAATGTAAAACCATGCTCTTTTCCCTGGTTCATAATAGAATGGTGGTTGACGGTCATCGATTGATAAAAGTGAACCCGAAAAAGTTGGAAGATCCATTTGATGGTGAGGCTTGAACTTTGTCATGTTTAACTGGCGATTTCCTCCTCGGATTTGGTGAGTAGCAATTGTATTTTCCCAATCAGACAAGTAGTTGGTTATGGTTGCATCGCTCAGTTTTTTGAAATTAGAAGGCTCGTAAAACTCTGCAGTTTCTTTATTGATTACTTGAATATATCCGTCAAGGAATGAGTTGTACATTTTAGCAACTGCTGTAGCGGTTGGTTTGTACTCTTGTCCTGCGAACAGTTCGTTCAATAATTTGATTACGTCAGCATCAACTTTTCGCGCATTGTCGTTGTTTCTTCTTCCATCAATCAGTCCAACATACCCTTCTTTCTCAAATTTTACCAACTTTTTACGCAGACCGTCCGGAGAAACAGGTAATGTATGTGGAACTTCATTGAAACTGTTTACTTCGGAAGAAAGGATTTGCCAAATGTCAGATTTCTTGTTCGATCCAAGTTGTTTTCTAAATTGAGTTCTGTTTTCTTTTACTTTTCGTACAGTATTTAAAACAGATGCGTTGAAAGTATACTCTTCAATTTTCTCATGGGTCAGCATTCGGCGTTCAACTCCTTCAGTATATTCCCTGCTATAGAAATTGTAAGCTTTCAAATCATACTCGTATTGAGTTTCGAAGTATCGTTTTTTGATATTTGCTGGTGCATGGCCAAATCGTGCTATCAGCTTGCTTTGCCAATCCTGACTAAGTGAATGAAATTCAACCAGCGCAGTAATATGATAGCTTCGCTCGCGCAATTGTTTTTCAAGGCAGGTATGAGAATCCATTCGGTGTTTTAATGAACGATAACAGATCAATCGTAGGCTGTCGGGATGTGCTTGTTTTTTTGAATCGGGTTTTGAATCCGATATCAAAAAAGAAAGTTTCACTCCAAGTTTTCCGAGGTAATATTCGTAGGGACTTTCCATGGTTGAGGTTTTATCCGATTAGAACTTCAGTTACCTGAAATGATAATTTTTTGTATTCGGCCCTGATCTCCTCTGCAGTTTCAGAATGTCGGGATCCATTTACGCATTTTCTAACAAAATCCTTTGTAAGATTTCTTTTCGAAGCGATAGAATTAATTACCGAAGTGTTGTAACGTTTTGCTTGTTTTGGTAATCCATCTTTTGTTGTAGCTTTGTTCATTTTGTCGCTTTGTATTTTGTTACACGACAAACCTAGTAAATATATTTACAAGTTATGCAAGAAAACGAAAATAAATTTTCAGAAATTAAGTCGAGAGTTGTTCAATTCGTTGAATTTAAAGGCCTGAACAAAGAACGGTTCTTTACTGAAATAGGCGTTACCTCCGCAAATTTCAGAGGAAACGCGCAAAAAACACCGCTTAATTCGAATGCGCTCGCAAATATATTTCAGAAGTATCCCGAAATAAATTTACAATGGCTATTAACTGGTGACGGCACAATGTTGAATACCGAACCGGTACACAATATTGTAGCTGAACCTAAAATTGAGTACCAAAGCAAAAAGAATCCAGGAGTACCATTATATGATTTAACTGCCACAGCTGGAGTTGTTGGAATTTTTGGCGATTCAAAGCAGCATATCCCGATTGACTATATCACTATCCCGAACATGCCCAAATGTGACGGAGCAATTCATGTGGTTGGAGATTCTATGTATCCGTTACTCAAATCAGGAGACATGGTTCTTTACAAAAAGGTCAACGATAAACGCAATATTATTTGGGGTGAGATGTATATCATGTATATCAACAACAATGGAGATGAGTTCTTTTTCGTAAAGTGGATTCACAAATCAGACAAAGAAGATCATATCAAATTAGTGTCAGAGAACCGGCACCATGAACCAGTTGAATTTCATCTTGATTCAGTAAAAGATTTGGCGATTGTAAAAGCTAGTGTACGTATAAATAGTCGAGTGTAAACGTATCTACATGTTTGACAATAATCAATTATCTGAAAAACAGGTATTTATATATTTTTTCACTCTGCAAAATGGGGTTGGTTTCATGCGTTTTTAATGCAAAAAATAAATGTTTTTTTACATAATGGGGGTTATTTAATAGCGCTTTAAAACACCGAATGTTGCACCTTACGTTGCACCTTACGTTGCACCATGAATAAAAAAACATGAAACTTTGCATGGATATATTTTGAAGCGAATAAACCTGTTGTTCAAGTTCTATTCGTTGTTGTTTTTAGCTAAAAATCCTAATGTTTTAAGCTTTTTGAGGCTGTTTCTATGTGTAATTGGAATAATACCCTTTAAATGATGTTTAAACCCAGTTAAAAGTGGAAGTAAAATGGAAGTATCTGGAACTATTTGGGCGGTTCGTTTTTCCAAAAAGAAAAGCGCTCCATTAGCTGAAACGCTTGTATTTATTGATGTTATCGGCTTTTTTTGGGTTAAGCCTTTTTTGGTTGTGTTGTTTTATGCCCTATAAAATATCCTGGAAAAG